ATGCCCACCATGCCGAAGTTCGAGGACTACCCCTTTCAGATAACGCCGCTCACCGAAGAGGACGGCGGCGGGTGGCTGGTCGTGTTCCCGGACTTTCCCGGCGCGGTCATGTCGGACGGCGAGACGCCGGAAGAGGCTTTGGCCAATGGCCGCGATGCTCTGGGAGGGGTGATCGCCATTTACCTGGAGGACGGACGCGCGCTCCCGGCCCCGGGAAGCGGGGGAGCAGCTTCCGGCAAGTTCAACCTGCGTGCCCCCAAGAGCCTCCACGCCAAGCTGGCTCAACAAGCCGAGATCGAAGGCGTGTCCATGAACACCCTGGCCGTGGCGTTGCTGGCGGAAGGGCTGGGGAGAAAGCAGGCGGGGAGGTAGGTATGGAGCGCATTACGACGGAAGCAGACTATGATGAGGCACTGAAAACCGTCCTTTCGCTCATGCACGCCCAAGAGGGCACGGAAGACGCCGAACGCCTGGATCATTGGTCCAAGCTCGTCGAGGACTACGAAGACGAGCACTACCCCATCCCCAAGCCTACCCCCCATGAAGCCATCCAATTCGCCATGGAGCAGCGAGGACTGACCCCGCGCGGCTTGGAACCGTTCATCGGCAGCGAAGAGGTTGTGTCCGAAGTCCTGGCTGGGAAGCGCCGGCTGACCCTGGACATGGCCCACGCCCTGCATAATGGTTTGGGCATCCCGCTCGATACCCTGACGCAGGGAGTGGAGAGTTGACCTATGAAATTCGTCCCCCGCATCCCCTCCCCTCGCAAGCGCATCGCCGCCCGCACGTCGCCGTTGACAGTGAGGTATAAAATGGACAGGCCAAATCTCTGTGGATGGGCACCCCCAGGAACCTTAGCGCACGACGCTTATGTCTTAACGGAAACGGCCACTGATTTCAAAAACGCCTGCGGGTACTACAGGTTCCAAAGCTGGACGCAAGAGCGCCCCAGGCTGGTTTGTGTCCTCATCTGGGCTCTTGCAGCCCTTGTCATAATAGGCATGGCACAAAATATCACTTCCCCCGCCCACGCCCAACACACGTCCTTCTACGGCCCGTCCGGCGCTTACCTCGGCTACTCCTACACCGCGCCGCCCTCGCTGCCGCCCGGGGCGATCCCAAGGGCGACGGTGGAGGGGATGTCGGTTGACCCGGCGAATTGCCCCGAGGGGAATCCCTCGGACTCGATCAGGAAGTTCCTCCCGGCCGGAATTGAGCCGGCGCCAGGGTATGGGTGGTGTAGCGCGGGAAGGAGAAGTGTAGGAAATTAATTTGTGCCTCCCTCCACCCCCATCCCCGCCAGCCTCTGCCCGCGCTTCGCCTCCTCAATGGCGGCCATGACCAGCGGGAACACCTTCTCGACCTCTTCCGCCGGCATGACGGTCGCATAGTTCGCCGCCGCCCGGGACTGGCCGGACTGGCGGAAGAGGGAAACGGCCTGGCGCTCCAGGTGGTCGGCCGTGGCGTTGTGGAAGGCGGCGATGGTGAGGCGTTTGCGGGTGAGGTCATCGGGCATGTCTTTCCTCCTGCTTATCTTGATCGGGACGCCAATCGGAGTTGACGCCCCTGCAAGGCAAGCCCAACACCGCCCAACAATCCCAACAGCGCCACACTCCGCCCAACCGTGCCTAGCCTTGATCGGCCCAAGGATTGCTCCCTGGGCCTCGGAGGCAAGCCTGGCCGTGGCCGGCATCACCGAGCCATGGCGTGCATCGACCGGCTTCACCCAACATCTCCCCGCCTCGATCGAAGCCAGGATCGAAACGCCGGCTTCTCGGAGGCAATCCTTGCTCTGCCTGGCCATGTAAGGCCGAACCTTGCCCAGCCGCGCCTGTCCCCGCCGAACCAGTCCGGACCGCGCCTTGATCAGTGCAACGACTTTCGCCGCTGCACCTCGAAGGCAAGCCACGCCCAACATCGCCCCGCCGTGCAGAACCAGACACAGCCGTACCACTCCCGAGCCAACCTCGTTCGGCCCGACGACCGAAGCCGCCGGACCTTTGAGGCAAGCCAAACTCGACCCAGCACAGCCGTATCGTGCCTTTCCGGACCCCACCAGACCTTGCCACGAAAATTCAAACCAACGCCGTCCTGGCCCTCGTCCTGAACGCGGCCAGCTTGGCCTGTGCGTCGGCGTTTTGCCGGCGCTGTTCGTCGGTCAGCTCGTTCAGCCGAATATGCGTCAAGCGCATGTGCGCCCGAGAAAGGGCCTTCCCAAATTCCCGCTGCGCTCGGTCCATGGCCCATTCCGTTTGCTCGGCCGGCGGAACGATCCGGTAGCCCTCGCCCCGGACGTTTTGCAAAGCGAGGTCGTAATCCTCGGCCAGGGCCTTCTGGAAGCGGTCCATCTCCCCAAGGAAACGGAACTGCTCTTCCTGGAACTCGGCTATCGTCCCGCGAGACGAAGGCTCCTTGACCCGGAAGTGCTCATAGAACCACGCCATGGGGATGATGTCGCCGGGATAAAAATCGGCTGAGTCGAAAGCCGCCAGGGCATTTTGCCACCCCTTGTCGTATTGCGTTCCCTCGGGCGGCTTGTGGGCTTCGCGGATGGATCGAAGGGCACCCATGATTACGCCGCCTCCTTGGCCACCTTTTTGCCGTCGATGGCCACCACCTCGAAGCGACCGAACTGGCCCCCCTTGGGAGAACCGGGCCGGTAGTCGCCCAATCCGGTCATCATGCCGGCGCGCTCCACGATGTCGATGACCTCTTCACGGTTGATGACGTCGGGCTGAAAGGCCAGGGTGAACTTGATGCCCCAGGCCCGAAAGATGGGCCGGCAGCGCACGGTGGTGGACGTCTGGACCTTCACCGGGCGCATGTCGGTAAATTCGCCCGACTCGAAAAGCGCGTCAATGGTGCGCGGCCCTTCGTACTGGAGCGGACACTTGTCCTCGACGACCACGACACCGCGATTCACGGCCCGGCCCTGCTTGTTGATGGTTCCGGCATCCCGGAGCATAGCCTGGATGCAGCGGGACGGGATGTAGGGTCCGTCCGTCTCATCGAAATAGATACCGCCGCGAAACTCGATTTTGGCAATGGCGGCCAAGTCGGAATCGGTTTTTTTCTTCTTGCTGGTGACCGATTTCAGCTCCTTGCACAGCGGATCAAGCGGATTCGCCAGCCGCGTATTGTCGTGCATGAGAATCGGAGCAATGCCTTCGATCTGAAAAGCGATGCGTTCCATTTTTCATCCTCGCGTTAAAAGTTCCTTGCCTTGACACGCCTAGCACCACCCCGGCTCACACCGCCCGGGCGTGCCTCGCCATGAAAAAATTTACCCAAACCGAGCATCGGCGCGCCTCGCCTTACCTCGCCCCACATCGGCACCCACGCCAAGCCACGAGAAATTTGTTTCCAAGCCTTGCCGTCCCACGCCCTGGCACACCAGACAACGCCTTGCCGTGCTTCACCGCAACGCGCCAAACCAATCTGAGCCGCGCCCCAGCGAGCCACACCATGACAGGCCCATTGCTCGCCAAGTGTTATGAAAGAATACTATCAGGCAGTAGTCACGTCAAGCGTGACGGTGCGGTATTTTTATGGCATCTGCATGAAAGTAAATAACCTTGACTGGCCACAGATTGGGGACTTCCGGCATTGACCAAGGGGAAAGAAATGTTTCAGGGAATGCGGGTGAAAAGCCGGATCGACGAATTGGCCCGCCTGAAGGGCTTCACCATGGAAGGCCTGGCAAAGGCCTCGGGGCTTTCTCTCGTCACGATCCGGAAAGCCAGGAGGGATGGCGCAGCCGGGATTGACACCCTGACGCTCAAGAATCTTCAGAAGATTGCCGGGGCGCTTGGGCTTCGGCCGAAAGATTTGTTCGATGATGCCGGCTGAGCTTAACCCCTGGACGCCGCCAACGCCTTCAACTCGTTGAGCGTCCTGGGCTGAAAGTCCTCCCGAATCAAATCCGCCATCTTGATGTCTCCCGAGTTCAGCAATGCCGTCCGGCCCGGTCCCATGCTCGTGCTGGCCTTCTCCGCGTCGGACATGCTGTCCCAAAATGCGTCGGCGTTCTTGTAACGCCCAACACGAAGAACAGGGTCTTTCCCGCCCTCATGCACGCCCCGAACCAGAATCTCGCCGTTCTCGCCCTCCCGCCCACGAACCACCCAGCGGTCAAGCTCGTGTTGCATTTCGTCTATATCAATACCAAGTTCACGCCAAGTGACTGTAACGGGCAAGCGTACACATCGGCAGCGTATGTGCTTGGGGGTTTCCGGGCCTTCCCCTATCTTAAACTCTCTACCATGCAATGCAAGACAAATCGGACAAACTCTATTATCCGACGCCGTAAGCCAACGCCACTTCTTTACTATATCGCGATTTTCGCGATACACCATATCTCTTGCCTGATTGTTTGCGCTACTTACAAAAGTTCTCGTCAAAGAAATGGCGTCCTGCCGGGCCATCCCGAACCCGTCTTCCATCCGCCGCACCAGCCCCGGATAGCCTTCTCCCCGCAGCACGCCCACGTTGATGGCCTGCCGAATCTGGCCCTGGATGTTGAAGTCGAAGGTGCGGTCCACCCACTCCTGGATCAGCCGGCCACCCAGGGGTGTTTCCTGGAAGAAGGTCCGAAGCTGCGTCGGGGAGAGCGCCACATTGTTCACGCCCTTGGCCAGGCCGGCCACGGACAGGGCGCCCACGGTTTCGGTGAGCGTCGGCGCGGCCACGGTCACGGACATGGTGGTGTACTGCTGCGTGAGCTCCGACCGAACGCCCGCGGTTAAATCCTCCACCTCGTAAAGCAGGGCTTCAAGCCGGGCCTCCTGCCAGTCGGAAAGGTTCGCGCCGGCGTAGCGGGCCTGGAACTCGCGCATGACCTCGCGGCGGCCCTTGTCGAGGGTGGCCAGGATGGAAAGGAGGGCTTCGGCTTCGAACTGGTCGAGCTGCGCCCTCCAGACGATGCTGCGTGCCCATTGGTAGGTGTCGTACAGCGCTTGCCCGTTGGTTTCGCCCATGCTACGCCTCCGTCATGCCTGACGAGAAACCCCGCGTCGAAACGCGGGAAGAGGCGCGCGAAAGGCGCCGGAAATATTTCGAGCGCGCCACCAAGGATATGGAGAACGGCGTTTTCCGCATCGATCTGTCCTTGCCGCACAGGCAACGCGACTTAGCCCGAGGCAAAGCCCTTTTTCTCCGCGAACTCACGCAGCTTCCCCTTGCCCCAGCTGAGGGGCCCCGCCCGTCGGGCCAGTCCCCACGGGAGCCCGGCCCGGATTCAGAAACCGAGTAGCCGCCGACTGGACCGTCCCGTCCCGGGCTTCGGTCATGAGGCGGTCCATCTCCTCCTCGGCGTTGAAGTCATCCGACAGCCGGCCCCGGCGCTGCATCTCGGCCCAGATGGTCTGGCGCGAGAGCAGCCCGGCCTGATACGCCTGCGTCATCTCGGCCAGGGTCATGTCGGTCACGGACAGGCCGAAGTCGCTGTTCACGTTGATGCCGCCGCACTCCTCGGGCTTCTTCCCGACCCACGCGCCCATGTACTGGAGCATGCGCTCGAGCGAGTCCTGAAGTTCCCAGGCCCAGGCCTGAAGAGGACAACTGGCCTTGGCCGTGTCCACGCTGGTGGCCGTGGCCGTCACGTTGCCGGGCCGGGTGACCATGGGGTCAAGGGCCATCTTGGCCATGCGGTCCTCGAGGTCTTTCAGGGACTCGCGGTTGGCCCCGATGGCTGCGCCGGAGTGCTCGACATAGCGGAGGTTTGCTTCCGGGTTGGTGTCCGTAAGCATCTTGCTTGCCGCGATCTCTGTGACGGCGGGTTTACCGCTTTCGGTGGGCGTGAATCCCGTGAAGAACAGAACCGGCACGCTGGCCACATGCTCAATCTGGTTTTGGTCGGACCATTTCTGCCAGTGCAGGCAGTTCAGGTCCGCCAAATCAGCCAAGGGCGGCTTGCCGGCCATGAAGTCCGTGCGCTTCGTGTAGACCGCCACCATGGGAATGAGGCCGATGGACATGATGCCAGACATTTCCATGTTTATTCGCCAAGTCTCCTTGCCCTGGGCATCCTTCACCGGTTCCCACACCGTGAAAAAGCAGCGAGGTTCCCCTTCGGCGCCCGGCTTCAGGTCCAGCACCCGCACCCGGCAAACAGCCTTCTCGCCCCATTCGCCGTCCGCCTCCACACTCATCTCTCGGATTCGCACCTGCGTCAGCGTCTCCACGCCGTTGATCCTGGCGGACTTCCAGCCGATGAGGTTCTGGCAGGGCACATGGACGCAGTAGGGCCGTGCCCCGGCCTTGCGTTCCTCCTCCAGAGTGCCGCTAGTCATCACCCGCGGGTAATCGACCAGGATGTACGAGACACCATGGAAAGCGTCCTCGAAGACCTTCTTGGCGAAGGTGTTGAGGTCGTTCCCTGCGAGGTCGATATTTTCGAGCCAAGAGGCCATATCCTCGGGGACGTCATCCTGCGAGTGGACCGGCTTCGAAAAAACCTTGCCGGTGAGGTCCTCTACGGCCTGGCCGTAGACGTTGAAAAGAACAGATCGGGAAAGGCGGTTGTCGTAGTTCTGGGCGCTCTCGGCCGGCTCCTGGGGCAGGTATTCCCGGCCGGCATCGCGCATGGCTTTCGTCCCGCCCATGAGCGTGCGGGGGAGGGCCCGGGCCTGTTCCATATCCTGGCAGGCGAGGGAGGGGGTATTGACGTTGGCGGTGTTGGGGGCGGTGGACATGGTGGACCTCACAGGGGGAAATCGACGATGGTGGTGGAATGCTTCACAACGAGAACCCGGTACCGGGTCTCGTCGTAGATGTGGTCTTCGGCACTGGTGTCGATGTCGTCCGGGTTGCGCTCGTTACGGGGGAGGACCGGCACCGTGCGGATGAAATGCCGGCAGGTGTCGAAAACGAACAAGCCCGGCTCTTCCATGGGCGCTTTATGGGCGGCGGCAAGGTATTTGCGTAGACGCTCAAGGCCGTTGAGGCGGCTCCCGGGCGACTTGTCGGCACGCTCCCACCGGACGCCAGCCCGGGCCATGTCGTCCGCGATACAGACGCCATTTTGGGCGTCAAAAATGGAACCATCGGCGGGGCCTGGGTTTACGGAACGCTTGAAGTTCTTTTCGATCTCCCTAATCTTTCGGGCAATCTCCGTGGCTATCATCCGGCAACCCTCGTTCGGCTTGCCATTCCAGCCGTAATACTCGGACACCCGGAAAAGCGTTCCCCGGGGCCAACACCGCTTCGTGCCGTCCGGCATTGTGGCCTCTGTGCCATCCGATTCCGCCCACCAGCCGACAGAGAATGGGTGCGATGACCCCCAGTCGAAAGAGCGGTCCAGCCGCCAGGAGGATGGGATCGAGAAAGGCGAAAGGACATGCTTTGAGGCAAGCCAAACGTCATCAATCGCGCCACCTGCCGTGATGTCCCAACATCCTTCAAGCCAGGCCTTCCGCTTGTTCTCCTCGGTGATGGCTTCGAGGTTTTTGAGGTACTGCGGATCGGCCGCCAGAAGGATCTTATTCTCATAGATCGAGCCATGCAGGCACACGCGAGGCCGCCCATGCTCGTCCTGAATAACTGTCCCGCGCGGGGCCGGATCGATAAAACGTGCCTTGACCCAGTTGTGGCCAGGGCCATAAGGGTTGGCCGTGGCCCGGTACTTTCTCGGGACACCCGAATGCGACGAGCGGCACACGGACGTCATATCCTCGTACAGTGCCGAGCTTGCCCAGTTCGTCAGTTCTTCCCAGCCGATCCAGGGGTATTCGTGGCCGTGGTAGTTCCAGTAATCATCCGCCTTTTTGGCTGTCCGAAAAAGCAATTCCTCGCCATCCTTGAAGCGCCACTTGTAATCTGATTGGCTTTCAAGGAAGCGAGCGTTGGGGAAAATCTGGTGGAACCATTTCTTGGATTTGGTGACAACGTCCTGAAGCTCTTTGTACTCACGCCGGAAGAGAATGCCGCGCCATGCCGGGCCAAACCCTTGTCCCACGTGCTGGGCGAAGTCCATGAGCAGGGAGTCCGTCTTCCCAGGCCCCCGCGTGCCCTCATACAGACACTCGAAAATGGGGCAGCTCAAGAAAAGAGGCTGAGACCCGGGCTGGGGCTTCCAAACCGTATTATTCAGCATTCCCGCCCTTTAATACTTCGGCCTGTTGTGCCTTGGCTGCCTCCTCCCATGCGGAGGGGTCGGCGGCCACACCCGGGACGACCAAGACGCCGCCGGAAGTTTTCACGTCGGCCTGTACCTGTTGTTTTGTCATGAATTCAGGATCTCGCCTCTCCACCCACCACTTTGAGTCATCGACGTTACCATTGAAGATTGACTCTACTATGTTCGATCTTGCCACGTCACATACAGAGTCACGCTCTTCGTCATACGCAGCCTTGATCTTAGGGAAGGCGTCAAGGTAGGCGTAGACTGTGGCACGCTGGCATCCGAGGCGCGTGGCGATCTCGGTTATAATCCCACCTGTCCCCTCAATGGCCTTGACTACCTTTGCCTGGCTATATTTTCTTAGCTTACTGCCTTTCTTTTTTGCTTGCTTTTTCTTCTTTTCCATGAGACTATCCCCGTATGCAATCGCTAAAAGAAATAATTCAGCATGTTCGCGAAAATAGCCCGAACCCGGAAAAGTGCTTGGTTGCATTCTCCGGCGGGAAAGACGCTTGGGGGGTTGCCTTTACCCTTCGGGATCACTTTGAAATCATTCCCTACTATTACTATATGGTGCCAGGGCTTGAGGTGGTGGAAGAATACCTTGCCTACTGCGAGGCCAAGCTCGGCACGCATATCGTGCGATTGCCTTCGCCCGTGCTGCACATGATGTTCGAGGGGATGGTTTTTCAGGCCCCGGAGCGATATCCGGTGCTCTACGCGGCCAACCTGCCGCAATTCGATTGGGATGACGTTTCCCGGCTGGCCGAGCTTTCGGCCGGGCTCCCAGAAAATTCGTGGACGGCGATAGGGGTGCGTGCGGCTGACTCGATCCAACGGGCGAGCGCCATCAAAAAGCACGGGGCCTGGAACGACAGCCGGCGCGTGTTCTATCCGATTTGGGACTGGCGCAAGGACGATATCGTCAAGGCCCTGAAAGACAATGGCGTGCGCCTTTCCCCGGAGTATCAGGCCTTTGGGCGCACCTTCGACGGCCTGTACCTGCTGTACGCCTGGAATCTCAAGAAACATTTCCCCCGGGACTATGCCCGATGCCTGGAATTTTTTCCGATGATGGATCTGGAGGTGTTCCGGTTGGAGCGGGCACTTGAAAAATATGGCTCCATGGATGCGCTGCCCAAGGCCGATGCGCTGGCCGCGATGGATGCCCCGAAACCCGAGGCTCCGAAGCGTTTTTCGTTCACCAGGCCGTCCCAGAAGATGACCATTCCGAAGCCAATGGCCCCCGAGGAAAGCCGGTACTCCAAGCTCAATGCCCAGGCCAAGCAGATGGCCAACAAAGACGCCTCGATGACCGACGCCGGATTTTGGGTGTCGGTCTACTTCTCCGACAAATCCCGGTTTGAAATCGTGTTCGAGGATCGAGGGCAGAAGGATCATTTCCTGGCGGCGCTCAAGCTGACCGCGCATGGGGATATGTTCCTGGACGGCGGCTTCGTGGCGCAAAAGATGGGGCTGGACGTGCCCGGTGTGAGCTATTCCCGGCTGGGCAAGCGGCCGGAGAAAGTGGCGAACCCCTTGGATGGTCTGGAAGCGACCGGCAACCCGGAAACCGAATGCCTCGCGGACTATGAGGCGCTTCTCAAGGCTTTCCCTAAGCCTGTGCCGCTGGCCGGCTCTTTGGCTGAAAAGTTTCTTGCGAAGGCCAAGTGGGGTGCGCTGCATAAAAATGGCCGCCTCTGGTGCCACGATCTTGCGCCCTTGCTTGGCATCGAGCTCCCCCCGACCACGTATTTCTACCGACCTGAGGCGAGGCCCGACGCCAAGCTGAACGCGCTGGTTGGTTAACGGAACTTCTTGCCCCGCTTGATGGTGGGGCTGCCGCCGCTGCGGGCCGCCATGGCCCGGACGATGTTCGCGCCGCGCGCGCCGCCGGTCCTGGCCCGCGCCTGTCCGGTCACCCTGGCCACGCCCCTGCGAGTCGTTGCCGCCATAGGTCATCACCTCCTCTGCTTTGCGTTCAATTTCGTTCGCGGATTGCTGCGCTCAAGGCGCAACCCTCCCCGTAGAAACCCCAGGAACCCGGCCCTGATTCTGTGCCTCTCCCCCGCGAAATATCGGGCCTACCGCGCATGCCCAGCGGTCATTGGTGACGGGGCTTAACGCTGGATTCCCCCGGGGCAGGCTCACCCGATCGACACATGCCTTCCGAAAAGAGGTGCCCGTTTATCCGTTCGCCCGGGGCTTCTTTGGCCTGCCCGGGCATATCGGCGGCCGGGTAGAGCCGCCGCGAGGTTTTGGCTATCGCGCTTCCAACTTCCCCTTGATATGGGCGATGTCTTCCGCGTGCTCATCCACACGTTCCCAGACTCTGGAGATGTCATCCTTGGTTGCGAACTCTCTGGCGTTGGAAACTTGGCATGCATGCTGTGCCTTTTCGAAACAGTCGATCCGGCTTTTCAGGCCCGTGAATTCACGTTTGATAAACCAAACGATCACGGCACCCATGGCCCCATAGGCTCCCAAATTGGCGAGCCCATCAAGAATCACTGAGCCGGTCGCCTGTTCGATGGCCATGCCTACGCCTCCTCTCCAAGCAGCCGCATGGCCTGCTCCATCTCCGGTCGTCCCGCGATCTTCCCCGCGCACATGCGCATGACAGCCCACGCACGGTCGTCCGTCTGATCCATCCCCACAGGCTCGCTGAAATCCTGCTGGAGCCGTACATACCGCTGCCCGAGCAAATTCCGGCAGTGGTGATCCGTGACGTCGGAGGCTGCGGCGAACAGGATATCCAGGAGCGGCCGGGACCAGGCAGCCAGGCCCCAGTTGCGCGCGAGACGGAGGAGGTAAGGCCGATCCTCCTGCCCGGTTCCAAGAGACACGAGGCTGACGGAATCGAGCAGGGAACCCCGCTTGATCGCTTCGACCACGGCGCACAGGCCCGGATTATTGGCCGCCACCCCTCCGTCCACGCAGGCCAGCCGGTCCCCGGTCACGCTCATGGTCGGCCATGGTTCGAAATAGGTGGGGGCCGCCGCGCTTCCCATGGCCACGTCCACAAGCGAGAAGTCCCGGTGCGGGTCGCGCGTGGCATCCCAGGACGTGAAAAAAACGGCCTGGCGCGTCTCGATCTCGTAGGCCACGGCCATGCAGGGCGTGATGAGGTCGGAGAGCTTCCTGTCGCCGAAGATTTCGCGCAGGCCAGTGTGGAGGGCATAGTTGCTGTACTGCTCATCCGCCACGCCGAAGCAGGACCGCAGCCGTTTGCCCCAGGACCGCCGGAAGATGGCCGGGCCCTTGGAGCGATAGAAGTTGGCCATTTCGAGGGCGGGGATGCCGGCGGCCAGCCCGAGCGCCAGGATCGCACCGGTGGACGTGCCTGCCAGCATGCCGGCCATGGCGCCTATGGGCTTCCCGGTTTGCGTCTCGAGCATGGCGAGCACGAGGGCCGGGAGATAGCCCTTGATCCCGCCGCCATCGATGCTGACGATGCGCATGGCCTACAACCCCGAGATTACGGCCTTGGCCGCCACGCCGACGAGAGGGGCCAGATATGCCGCCCAAGCCTTCCAGCCGGCGAGTTGCTTTTGCGTGGCATCATCCACCGGCGCCGGCGGAAGTGTGGCAATCGCCTGCATGACGCCGGCAGCCTGGGTCAGGGCGGTGGAGACCGTGGCGGGCACGGTGGAGGTTTGTTGACCAGAGGCGCCGGTGATGGTCTTGCCGGCACACCCGGCCAGGCCCAGGGCGGACACGACGAGAATGGCGATGATGATCTTGCGCATGGTCTATCTCCTGTCGATCATCGGGCCCGTGTCGCATCGGTCGGGTCCGGTTGTGGTGTTGGTCCAAAACTGGCGAGGCACCCCGAAACGCACATCGAATCCAAGGATCGAGGCGCAGCCTTGCAGCCCCAGCGCTACGAGGACGGCGACGAGGGCGCAGAGGGCGGAGCGCATGGCGGTTGCTCCTGGCTCAGGATGAAGGGCTTGAGGTCCGACCAGGCATGCAGAACCTCGACAAGGGCCTTGCACAGGTCCTGGACGGCCTGGGAGCCGCTACAGGCCAGGGCTACGAGGCTGAGAGCATAGAGAGCCTCCCGGGACAAACCGAGCTTGGCCGAAAAGGCGATGCCGGCGATTGCCACCAGGCCCATTACGAGCTTGCGGGAGAGGAGGGGGTTCATTTCTTCTCGCCCCCCGCACGTTTCTCGCTTGGGTTCCGGCCGGGGCACTCCTTGTCACCCAGGCTCGCGCCCATGCACCGGGCCTCACCCGGGCCAATCAGTCGGAATATGCAGCCGATGCATTGGCGGCTTTCCTTGGCTTCCTTGATGGTCACCTCACGCCTCCCGGTAGAAAATGTGGCTCCCTATCCGGGCCGTGGGGGTGAGCGCCTTGGCCCAGGATGGGAAGGGGTTCATGCTGGCCGCATGGTAGGACGTGGCGCCTCCTGTCGGGTCCTGGCTCTCTCCGGCAACGGCCGCAGCGGCTTCCGTCAGGCAGGTTGCCCAGGATCCATCCCGGAAATCCCCCTTGAGGATCTTGGGCAGGTTCGGGTCGACCGAGTTGAGACAGGAGAACTGCGCCTTGGCCAGACAGCAGCCCTTGATGTCCTTTCCCCACCAGCCCGGCTTGGCCGCCCGGTTGACCACCACATGCGCGATGGCGCGGGCCTCCTCGGGGAGCTTCCCCCGGCATTCGCCCCAGATGACCCGGGCCAGCAGGTCGGCTTCGCTCAGGCCGGATAGGGCGGCTCGGTCCGGGATGGCTTGTGTCTGAGTCGGAACCGGCTCCGGGGCAGCGATCTGGGAGGAAGCAGACCACTGCCTGCCGGCCGGCTCGTCGATCTCGAAGCGGGACGGATCGGCGAAAGCCTTGAAATCTCCACTCCAGCGGAGCGTCAGGCCCAGGGATTTGGCTACCTGCCGGAAAGCGGCGACGATGATCTGGTATTTCTCGAGGGACGGGTCGGCAGGGTAGGGGGCCACGGCCAGGGAGAGACCGGCGCCGGACGTGACCGTGAAATCGACGGCAGACGCTTGGAGCGCTTGCCTGGCTATGGCTTGCAGCTCCGGGTGGCATTTGGCCAAATTGGTCCGTGACTGGCTTCCGAATTGATTCGACATAGATGGCCCCCGCGGGAGGCCCACCGCGCACCGCCGGGATGGGGTTGGGGTGGGCCATTTGTGGGGCCATGGTGGGCACGGGGCCGCGCATGCGCGATTACATGGGTGCGAAAAGATGGGGATCAGTCCCCTAAAATCTTCCTCACCTGAGACTCGCTCAACCCGAATCGATCAGCGAGACTGGAAATATTAAGCAGGTTATTGCGGTAGAGACTGCGAATTCTGTCGTTACGATCAGCCCTTTCACGGAATCTATTTTTCCCGGATGGTATTTGCTGCAGGGATCCTCCCCAGTGATCCATGATTGCCTGTACTGCCTTTTGCGCGTCCTCCCGGCCTATGGCTTGCGCGATGATCTCTTCAAGCATCTCCTGGCGCACGATGATCTCCCAGGCCGTGAGGCCTACCCCCGGTACTCCTCAATCTTCCAGGATCCACTGACGTACTGCACCGCGTAAAACTTGAACCACCAAAATTGTTCCGCAGCGACCTTCCACTTCACGCGGGCATCGTCCTCCCAATGCCCTTTGCATTCGTGAACTTCGATGCAGTCTGGGCGCACGGCGACAAAATCGAAGCTATAGAAAGTCTTGTCCGCCAACCGCAATTTGAACGGCTCGAAGCGCACATCGAGATATTCCCCGGCTCGGAGTCGCGGCTGTAGAACCTCGCGGTCGTACTGCGCTTCCAGCTTGTTCATCTTGCCGGCTTCGTGCGGCGCACGCCGGGCAGGACCGGGCCGCGCCCCGGGGACACCCCCGGAGCGCATCAGGGCCCGGTACTCGGCAGCCGTCATGGATGGCTGTCCGGCCATGGGTCTACGCCGCCTTATCCTGCTTCTTGCCCTTCTTCTCCCACAGCTTCATTTCGGTCATCTTCTTACGCCGTTCGCGCGCCAGCGATTTGCAGGCCAGAGCCTGGGTCTTCTTGTACCCGTGCTTTTCTCGGTACTGCTCGGGCGTCATGCCGTGGTGCTCAAGGTGCTTTTTGGTGATCACCTTGAACCTTTTGCCGCATTCGAGGCAGGTGACGGCTGTTTCGGTGATGGCCTTCTTGGGGTCCATGCCTTTGATCGGGCAGGGGTTGGCATCGCCTGCGGCCGGGGCGTCCTCCCCCAGGTTCATGATGCTGGCGGTGAGATTCGAAACCATGCCGGTGATCTCGTCTTCGGTCATGGCCCTGGCGCCCGCCTGGGCTTTCACGATATCCAGGGCTTCTTTCATCGCTTCCTGACGTTCCATTTTCCCTTCCTCCTGCCGTCCTAGGCCGGGTTTTGGTTCAACCGGCGAGAGCCGGCATCGATGTCGTTTTCACGGGCCAATTTCAGCCTGGCGGCCGTGGCCCGCTCGCTCCATTTGCAGGCCTGCACCTGCTCCATGGGCACGCCCACCGGACCGCTAGCCGGTGTTTTGCCCTCCCACATCACGCGGCCGTAGCAGCGGCCGGCGTGGCAGCACGGGAGGGCCGGGGTGATGTCGCAGGGGCGAGTCAAAGCCATCCCTCCGCGTGGTCGGGCCTGTCATCGTCGGGAGTAGAACAGCGTTCATCGGGGCGCTCGCCATTGTGCCAGGCCTGGAGCCTGCCCGAGAAATCGGACTGCCCCCGCTGCTTTTCAATGGAATTCCTCTCCGCACACAGCGACAGAGCTTTGCTCGGGTCTACAATTTCCCCGCCGTAGCGGCGTATGTTCCCGTGCGTTTGCCCTGCTGGCCGGCAGTGGCCGCAGGTTGCCGTCTCATTCAGCCACCCGCGCCCTTCGTGGGACCGGATGAAATGGATCGTCCCTTGGTGGCAGAAATCGCAGCCGTAAGCCTGTTCCTTGGCCGCCATGGATGGGTGCGCATCACGCCAGCGAAACCATGCGTCCCGAAAAAACTTGCTCATGTTCCCAGGCTGGCGGTCGAGGTCGCGGGCCTGTTCCACGGCGTAGTCCGCGTACACGTCCGGCAGCGGCTCGCAAACGTCCCAGCAGACACCGCGCATAGCGACAGAGGGTGTCCGGCCGAACATGGCCATGATCTTGTCGAGCATTGAGGCGAATATCTCGTTATTCATGTGGCTTGCCCCTTCAAACAGCTTCCGGCGTAACGCATCCAGTCCGGTTTCCCGTCAGGCCCGAGTTTTTCACCGGTGGGGCTGGCCCGGGCCGCTGGTATCGGGTTGAGCCACACGCGGTCCCCGAGGTAGTTCGAGAGCTTCGGGATTCGCCCACGCCGCCACTGGTCGCAATTTTTCCGCTTCTCCAGATCGCCGATAATCATGGCCAGGGGGAATCCTCGCCGCATGCCCTCGTAGGCCTTGTAGGCCGGGACCACGTCCACGCAGCCTCCGGCGGATTGGTAGGCAGCCGCGAGGTCCTGGAACTCAATGGCACAATCGTTGAGGCTGGAAATTTCGGCCTGGGGGTGGACGTCCGGATCGTCCTCGGGAGAAGGAGGGAGATCGGGAAGCCCTCCCCCCCCTGTGGGGGGTAGGGGGGTACACCCTGTTATTAATTCTTCTCTACTCTTATCTAATCTAGGTGTTTCCTGGCGTTGCGTGGCGTTACATGGCGTTCCATTGTCGCAAGTGGTGTTGCTTTCTTGCTTTTTCCGTTCCCGATAATCCCTGACCCGGGAAGTGCTGTTGTCCTCACGTTCGCGCTTTGGCTGTCGTTTGGACCAGTTGACCACCATGTCGCCTTCGACCAGGCCTTTTGCCTCGAGGGCAGCGCGGATGGCGCAGGCTGATCCGTCGGGCATGTCCAGGGTCACGTCCGCACCTTCGCAATCAAAGCCGGAAAACGATCCTCTGGGGTCACTCTCGCTGGCCCGCTCCAGGATCATCGCCCACACAGCCAGCACATCCGATACGCGGATACCGTCGACCTCCCGGGCAGCTTTCTTGGCCACCACCCGGAATTTCGGGTCTGTGCATGATCCGTGGTACCAGCGGAGCCAGTCCATTACGGCAACCTCCACTCCCCATCCCGCGTGATCCTGGCGTACTCGAGACCTCGCTCGCCAAGCCGCACGATGGCCTGGTGCAAGCGCCCGCCGTCTCCCCAGGCGTCACAGACGGCCAGGATTTTGACGAGCGCGTCAGCGGCGGCCAGATGCAGGCGGCACGTGCCCTCGACGCCGAGGTGGTCACGCCAGGGCGTGCCACAGGTTGAACAGCGGTCGGTCATCCCTTCACCTGCCCCAGCTTCCCCAGCATTCGCAGCGCCACGGCCCCCACATGCGTCGTCTCCTCCCACACGCGGGCAAAACACGGCGCGTTGTCTCGATTGTCGTTGATGGCCCGAGTAAGACCGAGGGCGGCACCGATCATTTCGGCCGCGAGCTCGAGCACCTCTTCGGCCAAAATAACGCCCTGCGAGTCCAAGGCGGTCGGGAATCGCTGATGCTTTTCGATGGCCTTGTGGTAGGCGTAGAGGATGGCCGAGATTCCCGGGCCGCGCTCATGCAGGGCGCGGGAGAGGGCGCGGTTTTCCGAGACGAGCTCGGAATTGCGTGCCTGGAGGGATGTGATGAGGTCGGTCATGCCTACGCTCCTACCCCGGCCGTGGCGGCGAGTCCTGTGCGGGGTGCAGGGGAAATTGACAGTACCGCTTGACCGGTCTTGATCTCGGGTTTCAAATCAGTCTCAAACCCTCGATAGTAGGAATGCATATAATCTTCGAAACTGTCATGTTTGTATCGAGTCCTAAAACCTTCAGCTTTGCATTTTTCCCACCAATCCCTGCAAGCGTGCTCAAACGCCTTATACAACCCAGGCCAACGCGCTTTATTTCGGTTTACTCTGGATTGATTAGCATGGCAGATGAAAGGACAGACCACGCATCCAATTCTGTCAAACCCTTCATCGTATAAACTTGGATACGGAAGACTGAACTGCTCGATGAATTCCCAAATTTGCCATTCCTGCCATGCGAAGATAGGCTTCACCATGATCAGGCCATACTTTTTGTAAGGAGAAATTCGCGGTCGACTAGCTCGCATGGCTGACTCTTCCGCCCGGATGCCCATGATACGGGCTTTGAGCGGAATCGCTTTAGCAGGATTTTTCTTTAATACGTCACAGCACCATCTTTTCATGCGAAGTGGCGGGGAATTTTTCTTTATTGCCGTATAGAACGACATCGCAGGGTAGAGCCACTTCACCTCTGGGTAGTGTTTACGGATGAATTTCACGACCTCTGGCGGGTCGATGGTGGTGCAGGAGTAGTAGGCCTCGTGCCTAACACCTGCCATCCGGCACAACTCCAGTGTGACGATGGAGTCCTTGCCGCCAGAAAACCCCACAAAATATCCCTCCGGCGGCTCATGCTTCCGCAAAAAATCGATCGCCTCCCGGATCGCATCATCCAGGGGCAACAGGCTGTATTGCCGATCCGGGCCGCTCACGCCCCCACCTCCATGGTCTCCACGGCCATATCCGCGCAGTTCGCCCGGACCAGCGCCTCGGCCAGGGGCGGGCACACGCTGTTGCCGCAGGCGCGGACCTGTTTCGACTTCGGCAGCGGCTTGCCGTTGAACACCGGATCGATCACGTAGTCGGCGGGGAAGCCCTGGGCCAGGAACAGTTCCCGGGGTGTAAGCATGCGCAGGCCGATGTCCGCGATGACGTATTCTTCGCCCTGAACGGTCACGAGGCCCAAGCGATCCTTGGTGGTCACGGTATGAAGCGGATCGCGCAGGTCCTGGCCAATGGCCGTGCCGAAGTATTTGACCAGGAACGCCCGCACCTCGCCGATATGGGTGCCCCCTGCCGTGACGGTCGGCATGGGTTCGGTGACGGGCTGGCCGTCCCGGCAGGTGCCGCGCAGCTTGACGAGGTTCGAGGTGACGAGTCCGGACTTGCCGCCGCCTCCGGCCGTGACCGTGCCGAGGGGATCGTCCGCCGGGGCGCCGACCGAGTTGCCGAACTGGCGCATAATCGAGGCGGCCAACACGGAATGGTGGTCCACCGTGGTCACGGTGCCCATGGGCGCGTCCGCCGGCTGACCGACCACGCCGCCGTAATGCTTGAGCAGGCAGGCGGCCGCCACGGCGTGCTTGCCGCCGCCTGCAACGATGGTGCCCAGCGGCTTTTGCAGGTCCAGGGCCCGGGGCGTCTGGCCGGGACGCTCGCCGTACCCGGTCTGGATCATAGTGGCGGCCACGACGGCCGTGTCGGCCTTGGCCGTGGTGGTGGCCGTGGATTCGCCCGCGCCTCTGGGGCGGGACTGGCCGGCCCGACCGCCGACGCCGACCAGGCCGGCGCAGGCAAGCATTTGCTGTCCGCCGGTGGTGAGGGTCGAAACGGGGCCACGAGTATTCGCCGGAGCGTGGCCGGTCGTGTTGGTCACCAGCACGGGAACGGCGATGGCCTTTTCTCCCCGATGCGCCGTGGTGATGGTGCGCAGCGGTTCGTTGCCCGGTTCCAATCGGCCGCCATGGGTCAGGTTGACGACATAGGGCGTCACCAACGCGTGCCGGTTTTCCGTCGTCTGCGTCCCGAGCTGTTCCGACAGGCCGTTGCCCCGGAAATCTCCGGGACGCTTGGGGCCGTAATAGGTGACGATGAACGGTTCGGCCGCCTCGATCACGTACCGGCGGATGCCCTCGGCGATGCGGCGCAGGGTGTTTTCCGCCAGCGGCCGGGCCCGCTCGAAAATCGACGGGCACGGGATGGACCAATCGATGATGTCGGCCGCCGTGCGGTACGGCTGCGGCCGGCCCGGGCCGTGCGTCGGCTTGGGCCAGACGATGGGGCGGCCGTCGCGTCGGGCGATGAGGAAAAACCGCTTGCGGATGGTGGGCGCGCCGTAGTCGCAGGCCCGAAGCTCGCGGTGCCGCACCCGGTAGCCGAGTCGCCGGAGCTGGCGCAGCCACTGCCGGAACGTCTCGCCCTCGCGCCCCTTGACGATCTCGCCGCGTTCGGAAAGCGGTCCCCAGGTGACGAACTCCTCGACGTTCTCCAAAATGATGACCCGGGGACGGGCCTCGCGAGCCCATTTGACCACGGCCCAAGCGAGGTCGCGGATCTTGGCATTGCGTTTCGGCGCGCCGCCCTTGGCCTTAGAAAAATGGGTACAATTGTGCACGACGACACCTTCAGCGATGTAGGATTCGTCTTCTTCCACAGAGAGGTTGTAGACATCCACGCCTTGGCGGCCTGGGGCCACGTCCCGGATTGCCGACCAGGAATGCTTGTCGTCCGCAGTCGTTTGCTGGCGAAGGAGTTGCTTTCTCCAGCGGACCTTATAGGCGTCGCGCACATTGGTGACCGCCCGGCCTTCTATGGTGGTTGGCCTGCCTGCCTGGAAATACAAGGTCGCCCTGCGCCCCAGGGATTCGGCCAAGAGACGCATGCCGAGAATCAAGGCTTTAGAAACGCTGCCGACTTCGACGATGTTGCCGCTCTCCCATCCGTCGCCGGCGAAATAACCGTCCAGAATTGCCCGCCTGGAATTTTCGTCAAGGCCAAGAGCCCACCCAGGTAGCCGCTTGTTTTGCGCGAGGTGGCCGAAGTGATCCCGGAGCCACTGGACCATGCCCTTGTGGCTGGCCGTGAATTGGATTTCGGTCCTCGTCTCGCGTTCGCCCCATCGCAGTTCGTTATCGCAAGCTCTGCCGCCAGCCGGCGGGCAAAAGTTCAAACGTTCTCGGGTGACGTCGGCCTTGGCCTTGCCGCAACAAATCACCAGTTCCGATCCTGTGCCCTCGCGGATGCGTGACCATCCGTCAGCCAAATACCTGCCGACGAGCCACCAAAAGCCCTCACTGAAAGGAAGGGAACGGCCTTCGACAGGTGGAGTCGCAAGAGGGTCAGCAGAAACGGGGGTTGCCCAGTAGGAGCCTTTTTTAAGTTCGTCCGCCTTCACCCAAGAGGGGGTGGACCACTCCTTGACAGTCGTGTTGTTCCGCCAGGCGTTTTTCGCGGCCCTAGATAGGAAGGGATGCTCGGCTGAAACTTCTAACCCATAATGGCCTTGGCCGCGCACGATGAGCGTGTCCTTCACGGTCTTCATTGTGCAGGTCACCCGGCGCCAATGGCCTTTGTGGGTCAGAACGAGGTCGTCGACGCATAGGCTCTCGATAGGGGCGAAACCCTTTTGGGTCAGGATCATGGTCCCGGCCGGGAAGCAGTCCGGCGAGGCCCACAGGAGCCCGACCGGCCGACCCATGGTCACGTGGTTCGGTTCCACCGAAAAGATGTCCTGGCAGTAGTGGATGCTCCCGGGGTGGTTGGCCTTGTGGATGGCCAGGGCCACGGGGTCGTGGTTGAGAGCCGCGTCGGGATCGCGCCCCAGGGCCAGACGGATGCCGGTCGAGGCGCCCCCGCCGCCGGCAAAGCTGTCCACCACAAGCTCCAGGCCATGACCGCCGGACCTTCCGCCGAGCATGTCGAGCATCATTGCCGCACCCCGTCCTCATCCGCATTGTGCATATCCACCCAATCCAGGTAGCTCGGCATCGCCGCGAATCGTTCACGCATGTGCGCCGGGGCCTGCGACTCCAGGACGAAGCGCTTGTTGAACTCCTCCCGCGAAAATTCTTCGTAAAGGGGCGGTGTCGTGTTGGTCCACCAGACAACCCATTGGTTGGCACACACCAAATCATCGTACATGCGGGTTATGCAGGTCAGCCATTTGGCGTAGACCGGAATGATGGGCGAGGTGATGGTCAAGGCCTTTTGGTAAGGTTCCTGGGGCGCGTCAGGGTCGCCCAGGGCCATTTCCAACTGTTTCCACTCGGGGATCGGAGGTGTCTTCATACTCATGGCTACGCCGCCTCCCCTTGCCCTTCGCCTAACCTCACCAGATAGAACCCATCCCGTTCGGTGGGCTCCAGAACCCCCTTTCTCCCGGCGAGGTCGGGGAACGACTTGAGAAATGTGATGGCGTTGACCACCCGGTCGGTGGAGTCTTTGTGCTGACTGACGAGGGAATAGCTGCCCTGGATCGGAGCCGGCAGGAATTGGATTCCGAGAACCCCCGGGGCCGGGTAGAAAATGACACCCTTGTGCTTGTGGAGGGAGAAGGTCCGGACGGCACAGGAACTGAACGCAACGCATCCCTGACGGATGGTCACCCGAGGGTCACCAGAGGGGCGCGACCTGTCCACAAGGAACGGGGTGAACTGGATGCCGGCCAAGGTGAAGGGGAGGATGGGGTCGGGGACCATATTTCCCGTCTGGGGAAAATGGTCATCCTTTTTGGCTTTCTCGATAGCCTTCTCGGTCGCCTCCCGAATCTCGGCGTAGGATCTCTCGGGCATTTCAGCTCTGGCCGATACAGCTTCCCTCGCCGCCATCTCCGCCTCCGCGTCGTAGCAGGTCACGTCCTGGGCGGACGGCGTGGCCTGGGCCGGACCCTTCCCCGGAAACTCTTCGATTGTTTCGAAGGGTTCGCGGCGCTTCCCCAGGTATTTCGTTTTCGCCTCCTGGATGGCGGCGTGACACTCCAGGCAAAAACCGTTGCGTGTTTGCACGCGCAGTATATGGTTCGGGCAGTCGGGATTTTTACAGTTACCGATGGCCATTATTGGGCTCCTTAATAAAAAAATCCCTTATAACAGGCCTTATTGTTGGCGACATCTCTGTCTTTCTCCCGCACTCCCCGCATTCGACGTAAAAATACTCGACACTTCTCCACAGAAATCCGAGTAATCGCTTCCCGAAGACAGGCACGAGGTATACGGTTTCTCCACATTTCGGGCAAACAGGATTGTCTGGAGCGTCAACAAAACATCCAGGGAGCACGGCAAGCCCGTTTTTTTTCATCGTTCGCCTATCTCCTTAAGAAATTCGTTCCTCGCCTCTGGCCGTGCCGATTCCCACGCCTTTATGAGTGCGGCTTTTTGCTTTTGGATGATCGCGAAATCGTCCATAACGAGGGGGGCCAACTTTACCTCGGCTCTACGGCGTAGCGACTCCACCTGTGCTTCCGGGGTCGGCTGTTTCCGCGCCTCCAAGAGGGCCGCCCGGTTGTCGTCAAGCCCGATTTCGCGGGCCGCGTCCTGGGCTTCGGGGGACAGGGAGGCGACCTTGAGGGCGCGGTGGACATCCATCTTTTCGAGCCCAAGATCACGAGCGGCTTTTCTCGCACCGCTTTCAGGGCGACCGAGTTTCGTATCAAGTTGAGACGAAACTCCCCCCGTCAGCTCCACCCATTCCGCCACCAGTTTGTCCCGTTCCAGCGCCGTCAATTCCGCTCGGTGCAGGTTTTCGCTGATCTCGATGAGGCGGCGCGTCGTGATCTCGGAGGCCGCCTCCACCACAAAGGCGTCAATCTCTTCCCAGCCGAGCATTTTAGCCGCCTCAAAACGGTGATGGCCGGCGGCAATACCCCACCCTGGATTGTCGGCCTTCCCCCTGGAGGCATAAGTGGTGGGGTAGACCGTGATGGGGTTGAGAAGCCCCAGCCTGTTCATGGATTCCGCCAGGGCTTCAACCGCCTTCCTGTCCACCGGTCTGGCCTCGATGTTGCGGATAGTGTCCGCAAGAGAAATACGCCTGATTTCCACGGCTACCTCCAGGGCGTCCCGACCAGCCGGAAGGCGGCCTCGCGAAGCACGCCGATTTCGCGGCCCTGCATGAAGGCGTTCCAGGCCACGGCGCAATCGTTCGCGGCCAAAGGAATTGTTCCGTGCTTGAACTGGTTCGGGTATCTGGTGTCGAGGAGTTTTTTATTCAGCGTGTGGCGCGGGTCGCGTCTCTGGACGCCGCTAAGGAGGGCCACGCCGGACCAGAACTGTGCCGCCTTCCCTGGTTGATGCTTGATGGTAACCAAGGCCACGGCAGCGACGGAGGCAGACAAGAGCTTTGTCTTGATGGCATGACTGCCGTCATTGAGAAGATCCTGGTAAGTTCTGCCGAACACCCAATAGTCAGCCGACATCTCGATTCGCGCCATCACATCGCGTACATGGGTCGGGTCGGTCTGGTAGTTCGGCATGTAGAATTTATTGGCGATGATCGGAATGGCCCGATAGACAGCGGACGCAAATGCGCCCTTCAGGCCGAACTTTTCCTGAATCCCCATGGCGCCTAAGATTTCTGTTTCCGAGCGCTTGCGGTTCATGGTGTCGAACGACGTGTAGCATCGGTTTACGGCGTCCATGTCCACGGCCTGGAGGATGCGGATGGAAAATTTGACGGGGAGGTCTTCGGCCGCAATAGCGGTCAGCCGGTGGTAGCCGTTGACCAAGTACAGTTTCCCTGACGGCAGGCGGCAAAAGGTAAGCTGGTCGTCGTCCCACCATTCTCCACGCCGCATCAGCCCACGCAACAGATCGACGTGATGTGTGTAGATTTTGCGTTGTCGAGGGTATCGGCAGTCGTTGAGGATGATCTCGGCCAAGGGCCTGTCAATGACCATTTCCCCTGACGTCAGGAGGTCTTGACGCTTATCCGCTTGAGCAAAAGCTTGCATACAATCTCCCTTCATGAGCCCCGGCCCATCCGGGGCTTTTTTATTTTGCTGCTCCTGGCCGCATCCGCCCGACGCTTGGCGGTATTGGCTCGGGCAATCTCCTGTCCCCGGAGGCACCGGAGACACGGGGCGGCTTCAAGATCGATATTGGCCAGGCAAAGCGCCGTTGAGAGCGGGGCGGTGTGGTCCTGGGGACAGCAACGGGGGTCGAGGGTGTGGGATGGCCAGGTGGCGGGGTTGGTCATCTACTTCCCCTCGCGCCATTTGTTTTCGTAGAGCGAAAGGTCCTGGCTCACCTCATCCACGAGCTTGTCAAAAGCGTCCCGGATCACACGTGGATGCTCTCCACTCTGCAAAAGCTCATGGACCAGGGCTAGCGAGGGGAGATCGTCCAGACACTCCTCGGCCACGGTGTCCTTGTTGGGTGCGGTGTTGGCCCGGCCGCCGACGCGCTCGCCGATGGACTCGCCGAGAAAGTTGAGCATCTGCCGCACTTGGTCCTCGGCCCCTGCGTTACGCAGTTCATCAAAGAGGTCCCGCAACCGCACAAGCTGGCTGTTCTCGGCATCGGCCGTGAACTTGGGGTTCCTGCAATACCGATTCGCCTGTGTAGTCCCGACGCCAAGGAGTTTCTGGAACGTGGTGATACCAAGAGCCCGCTTGGCTTCGGCCATCATTTCCCATGGCTCGACCGGGGGTTTTTCGAAGTTCATTTGTCCCTCGCTATTGAAATCGGGGCATGTACTGTGCCCCCATGCCAACCCCCAAATACGTCTCGATCCATCCTCGCAAAGACCCCGAGTTCCCCGGCCTGATCCGCGTGTTGATCCGCGTGCGCGAGGTCGATGCAATCCACTGGCGCACCATGAAACGACCGGCCGACATGCCATGGCCGGACATGGTGCGTGACGCCGAGCGAATGGCCATCGAGCGGTTCCCGGGGCTGCTGACCATGCAGGCGGCGCTGCCCATCGGAAATTGCGGGGATGTGCATGGATGAACCCTTTATTCCCGCCCCTCCCCTCGGTATTGAATCGGTGCGACCCAAACCCAAACCGAGAGGAGAAGCGAAATGCCTATCGAAAACATTGAAGAGACCATGGCCCTGTCCCTTGAAGGCAAAAGCAACAATTTCAAGTTGGCCTACATCCTGGCGTATCAACTCGCCGGGTCAGGGCAAGGAACAACGGCTGGGACGGCACTAAATGTGACCAACCTTTTCGATCATGCGCTTGCAAGGTTCAATGCATTGGATGGAGAGACTCAGAAATCCTGACGAGAACGACCTTCAATACAACGTCCTCCGCGCAGCCGAGGGCGCGGAGGACGTTGATGATGTCCAAAAGTTCGGCGCCAAGAGGCGAGGACATCATGGGCAGTGTGGGGCGTTTTTCTTCGGGCAGCTTGTGCCCACAGTCGGGACAGAATTTCATGGCTAGGCCTCCTGGCGGTCGGGTTGCGTGGTGGCGGGGAGGGGGCGTCCGGACTCGTCGAACTGGCGGGAAAGGAGAGCGTCGGCATGTACCTTCGCCAAGAGGACCGTTTTCCCTCGCTTGCACTGGCCCTTTAGCACTCTGGCGTAGGTGCGGAGGGAGCACTGGAGCGCGCGGGCCGCTTCGGCCTGGGTAGGGTAAGCGGACTCTAGCGCTTTGCGCTGGACTGGGCTTAGGGTGTGTTCGATGCTCATGGAGTTAAGATATGTCAAATCGACATACCTTGCAAGAGTCAAGACCGGACAAATCGACATATTGCCATCCCAGAAGGGTTTGGCATTATTGATATGTGGAAAAAATGTGCAAAGCCATAATTGACGAGATTCGGCGTCAGATAATGACGCGCGAAGAATTCGAGCCGAATCCCCGAGGGCCAGAGGGCGAGGAGCCTTTCAATGTGACAAAATTTGTTATGGCGGCTTTTAATTCAAAAGAAACGCACAAATGGAAAAGGTACGTCAAAAAGCCTCATAATTTAAAAATGATCGATGCTTTGAAAATGGCGAAGGCCGTACACAAACCGTTGGAAAAGATATTGGTGCTGGCTGAAGAACATGCAGAATTAAGCCCAGGGAACGGAGATGATAGGCCAGGTGAGAATGATTTTTTGAACGGAGATCGTGCTTCCGCTTAATCAAGGGAGGGAAAATATCGTGAAAATAGTCGCTCTTGTAATATGTGTGTTGTCCATTTCCGCTGTTGCCTATTCAGCCGACCCGCAGTGTGTCCGCGTCATGGCGATGGCCTCGGAATTTATCCAGTGCGCCCCGAGTGGAGACGAGCTTCAGTGCAATATGAGTAATTATATTATGTCGCAAGATAAGGGAACAAGGTCGAAAATGATTCATTCCGTAGCTGACGCAGACGCGTGCATTACGGGAAAGGCTAGATATATTGAGTTCAAATACATGGGCGACTTGGTTGGGAAGGCCAGCCCGGCGAGCGGCATTAGTGTTTTGAAATAAAGGGTATTCAGAATGAGAAACAAGTCTTTGGATAGTGGATTCCAGCTGGAGATATTAGAGCTCCTAAATGAAACACCGTATCAACCAATCGACCAAGATCAAATCCCCACGCATTTCAAAGAAGACCCGTGGAGGTGGTATACAAATTTGCGCTACTTAAAAGATCATGGCCTTGTCGATATGACCGAAGCAGGGGAAATGACGATGGATGCTCCCGAGGTTATGGACGTGACAATCACCACTAAGGGGGTGGACTTTTTAGAGCCCGATGGCGGCTTAACTGCTGCCCTTGGGACCATGACGATCCGGCTTGACGATGAGCAGGTGAAGATTTTCCTGATGGATAACGTAAACAAGTCCCCCCTTAGTGATGAAAAGAAATCAAGGCTAAGGGGTGTTGTTAAGAACCTTTCATCTGCTGCTCTTTCCGAACTTGCAAAACAGTCAGTAGGTCTGCTTTTTCGTCAAGGACCGGACCTACTGCAACTACTTCAAAGTATGGCCCACTAATCCGCTTAACGCGAACAAGACCAACAACGCGCCCGGTCCCGTCTTTCGCTTTTGATGTTAAGAAGAGAGAAGTCTTTTCGTTGAGCGGGGCCTCATCGCGCTCCTTTATTATGAACGGTTGCGTGAAGTCGTCGATCTCCAGTTTGGCATCTTTATACTTTTTGAAAATATCCATGCAGTCCTCCTGGCTTGCAAAAGTAATGGTTACCGGACGCCCATCTTCTCGTTGATCTTCAGCCATTCCTCGCGCGGGAGAAACTGCGAGCACTTCCCGTGGGCCAGGTAGACGCCCTTCAGCGCGCATCCAAACCGCATCTTGTGAAAGGCGCAGCCTGTTGAGCAACACTTGATGTTTTGGGCTACCACCAGGAAGCGCCCGAGAAGGTCTTCCTGCTCCCGTGAGTTCTCGGCATTGGACATCCAGAAAAAGTCCCCGCCGTAGTCGAAATCCCCTTCCTTTGCCTCTTGGCCGCCCCCTTCTGAGCCAAAGGCCCGCACCTCGGGGCCTTGCTCCCCGACCATCTCCACCCCCGCCTTGTCCTCCTGGGCATCAAAGCAGGACCGCCGTCCCATAGCGTTCGCCGCTTCTCGCCGAAGCGCCCGCACCTCCGCCAGAAGTTCCCGTAAAAGCTCTTCCATAGATTCCTCCGCTGATTGGCCCGCCTCGCGCGGGTTTTTTTGAGGCTAGCCCAAAATTTTTTTGAAGGCTATGCCAATTTGACATGGTTTAATGCTTGCAAGACATGACAATCTGACATATCTTCTCCCCAACGAAACGCGGAACCGAACACCCCGCGCCCACGGGCCGGGTAGTAGGGGAAGCGGGACGGGATGAGCAGCTCTCTGAAAGCCAGAGGAACCCAGGAGCAGAAAGCCGAAAGCGGCCATGGGCAGGGTACGCCCACCATGGCGCCAGCGGGGCGGCACTCCACGGGAGGGGACCGGAGGCGGGACGAGGGCATAAGCGGCAGGGGCAGTGTTTAAGGATTACTAAATAACTCAACCTGAAGAGATCTTTGACAATCTGGCCCCCTACGCAGCGAGCAACCAACACAACCGTTGGAAACGGCTAGCCAGGGGCAATGCTGAATGATCGAACGCGAATTTCCGGCGGGGGATGATGAGTCCCCCGCCTAGCTTGAGCTTTAAGAGGGTGGCTGCGGCGTGGAATGCAGACACGCAAAAACTGGAAATAAGCCGGTTGGGGGCCGGGGGCACCGCGACCGCCGGGGACGGGGGCACCATCTCCATAAAATGGTGGGACAATGCGGCCGGAAGATGGCGCGTTGTTATTGGGTATGTTGGCGAAGATGGGTTGGAGGCGGGCAAAAAGTACCGGCTTAGTGATGACCGTAAATTTGTCGAGGTCAAATAGCGAATTTCCCATTTCGGCACCGAGGACGGACGCCTAGTCAGCAGAAGTCATTACGTGTCGAGGGTGAAATTGATGCAAACTGGCCGGCTGACCCCGGAGAAGTGCTGATAAAGTAGCCCAAATTTTTGCCGACGCAGCTCCAAATCTCCCCGCGTGTCCCCACACGCGCAACCTCAACCCCGGCATCTCCCCCATGGCCGGGCCATTGGCAGAGGCTGAGTGCATATCGAGTACGCGGGGCGGATCAATCTCCCCCAAGGCTGGCCGCCCCGCAATTATTGGAGAGCGAGCGAGCATGTCTCGTTCCCTTTCCCCCGGCCAGGGCCTGGCAGCCCTGGCCGGGCGCAAAAAAAGGTGGAGCCCTGGGATTGGCCTGGGGCTCCGGTGCTTTTTGAAGGGAGGGGATTATGGAAAGTGATTTTTCCGCTGCCATGCAGCGCATCTACGCAATCACCGGCACCCGAACCCAAGTTGAACTGGCCAAGGTCCTGGGCATTCGCCAGTCGAGCATTTCCGACGCCAAGCGCCGGCAGTCCGTCCCCGATTCCTGGCTCCAAGCCCTCATCTGGAGCCACGACGCAAACCCCCGTTGGATCATGGGCGAGTCCGACCGGCCCTACCTCTGCGAGGACACCAGCCGCGACCTGGCCAACCCGGCGCCCATGACCGTGCCTGCCCCGGCCGAACCGGAGCCCACCATTTCCGACATCCTGGCCACGGCCCGGGAGATGACCGGTCCCGGGTACGAATTTGTGATGGTGCCCATCGGCGCCAAGGTGACCCTGGAACCGGCCGGCCCCTACACCATGGACGACATGGAGTTTTCCAAGCCGCCGGCTCTGGCCCTGCCGAGCCGCGCAGCGGCGTAGGGGGCGTGGCCGTGGAGCGAAAACACGACCACACCATCCGCAATGTCACCATTTTCGGGATGATTCTCGGGCTGGCGCTTTCGGCCGTGATGTTCTGGTCGGCCATGGGCGACCGCCCGCAACGGGAAACGGCATGCCGGTATGGCATGCGCGAGGTGCAGAAATGAGCGACCTGACCACCGAAGCCCGAAGAGCGGCGGCCATGGAGTTGATCCACGGCGACCCCCGTCTGGGCGTTCTGCCCCTGGAAATAAAGAACACCGACATTATGCGGCAGGTCCGCGAGGCCTTGAACGAATCAACGGAGACGCCGAACGAAGACCTCCCCGAGATCGCCGCGGCAAAGCAAACGGCCCTGCTCGAAATCTACAACACGGCCAAGGACCCCGCGATCCAGGACATCGCCCTGCGCGGGCTGTACGGGCGGCTGCCCAGGGAGGCCGCATGAACGTCTCCGGGCTCTTGAGCCCCTACCACCTGGCTTTCAACACTCTGGACGATGCCACGCAGCGACGGCTTTTCGCCGAAATGGGCAGGCGCGGCGATCTGGACACTGTCCGCCGTCTCAACCAGGAGGCCCTGGCCGCGATCCGGCAGCGCATAGTCGAGCGTCGGCGCAAGGTGGGAGCCGCATGACACGCCAGAAACGCAAGAAGCCCCAGCGGTGCAACGCCAGGGCTTCCAAAATCATCAGCTCCTGCGGGGAGCAAAAACAAGCAAGCTGACCTGTCGGCCAGACGGCCGAAAAAGTCAAGGAGGAACCCGTGACCTACGCCGATTTGCAATCCCAGGCCCAGGCCGCCCTCGGGGCGGTGGTGGCCAGCATGCCCCAGGAAGGAAAGGCCCTGAGCGCCTACATCGGAGCGCTCCACAAAAAGGACATTGTCGCCCTGGGAGTGGATGAGGCTTTCGCCCTGACTGACAAGGCCGGGGAAATCAAAGCGTTCAAGCAGCGCCTGACCCTTTCGGCCGAGAATGGCGGGCTGGTGAAGCCCGGTTTTTCCGACAAAATTCCCTTCGTCGTTTCGGCCCAGGGTTACGAGCTGTGGGCCGAGGCTGCCGGGGCGTGCGTCATCTTCCCGAAGACCGTGACTGTGGACGGCGTGGAGCAGGCCAACCCCCACGTGATCCGCGACCCGAACAACCGGCGCATCCTCAACATCTACGCCCGGGCCGTGGCCTTCCGATTCTCCTCGAAGGGCCTGCCCATGGTCGCCGACTGGACCACGGCCTACGACGTGCCGAGCTACCGCCTGATCGACCTCATCGCCAAGGCAAAGCAAACCCCCCAGGCGTTCAAGCTCTTGCCGGCGGACATGGACAAGCCGAAGGACGCGGGCACCTGGGGAAGTTATCCTTTTGACGAAACCATGGTCCTGTGGGTCAACAGCGAACACGGCGAGGCCTTGAAGTGGTACGGCGAGATACTGAACCGCGAGAAGAAGGCCATCGATTTCGCGCAAACCTTCGCCCGCCGCAACGCCTGTAAGCACCTTTCCGGGCTACAGAAGGCCCCCGGCCCCCGGTGGGACCTCTCCATTATCTGCTGGCGTCCGACCGGCGGCAGCCTGCTCAAGTGGGACGCCACGATGTACGCCAACGTCCAGCGCCGCGTTGAAGGGCTTGGCGAGGGCCAGAACTTCGCCGCTCTGGGCGAAGGCGAGCAGCCTGTGACCATCCAGTATACCAAGGGCGTGGATCGGATGGATGAGGAGGAAGACCTCATCAACGCCGAAGACGAGGAACGCGAACCCGAAGCGGCCCCGGCCGAAGCCGCCGCGCCCATCGACATGACCCCGGGCGAAAACGGCACCTACGGCCATGAGCCCGAGGGGGAATCCGGGGAGCCGGAACCGGTCAAGGCCGCTGAAGCCGGTCCGTACTCCGACGCCGACCTCAAGGACCTCGAAAACTACGAGGCCACCCGGGAGATGTTCCCGGATCATGACGCCGCCGCCCGCCATAATATGGGCATCCCCCAGGACGCGACCATCACCCCGGCCCAGGCCCGCAAACTCTACAAGGCCATCTCCGGCATGGTTGACGAGGGTGCGTCGTGATCGCCGCGGTCACCGCCCACAACTTCAAGGGGGCCACGTTCCAGGCCCCCTTGGGGGGGCTGACCCTGGTAGTGGGGCCGAACGGGGCAGGCAAGTCCGCCCGGACCCAGGCCCTGCAGCTCGCGGTTCTCGGCTACGTGCCCGGGGCCGGAAAGCAAAACGCTGCGATCCTGGAGGCCTTCCACGACGGCAAGGGCAAGGACCTGCGCGCCGGGGTGGTCCTGGAGTCGGGCAAGAAGCTCGAGCGCCGGTTCTCGCGCTCCGAACGCACCGGGGCCGTGTCCCAGGAGATGTACGCCGGCGGCATCAAGTGCAGCGCGCCCGAGTTCGCCCGGGCCCTGGCCGACGTGGCCGTGGTGGACCTCTCGGTGTTCCTCGGGCTCTCCGACGCCAAGAAAATCGACGAGCTTTTACGCCTGTTTCCGCCGGAAGGCGACGTGAAGGGGATTGCCGAAAAGATCGAGCGGCAGGCGAAGCGCATCGCGGCCCTGGAGCGCGAGGAGCGGGAAGCGGCGTCCCTGGTCGCCAACATCACGTCCAAGAAGGCCGGCATCCAGCTTCCGGCCGGGACCATGGCCGACAAGCAGGCCGAGATCGACAAGGCCGAAGCTGATTTGCGGCAGGCCCGGGCCGACCTGGAAGCGGAGCGGATCGCGGCGGCCAGGGTCGAGGAGCAGGCCAAGGCCGAAGCGCGGCAGGTTGAACAATCGGCCCCGGCCGAGACGGCCACACTGGCGCAGGGTGGGGGCCCCGAAGTCTCGGGATATCACCTTGTCGGAGAAGCCGGACCACCCGAAGCATTCCTTCGGCAAGAGCCGGCCGCCCCGGCCGCTCCCGACATGACCGTCATCCTTGAGCGCATCCTCTCCACCATGGACCGGGCCGGCTGCGACGTATGCGCCGCCAAGATGGTCATCAAGCAAGAACTGGCCAAGGCCCGCAAGGGGCTGGACGGGAGGGCCGCCGCATGAGCGCCGACACCGCCATTCTGGAGCAACAGGTTTCCGGCCTGGAAGCCCGGTTGAAGTCCCTGCGCGGGGAACTGGCCCTCTACAACCAGGCCAAGGGACTCGAAGAGGTGATCGAGGCGCAGCGCGCCAAGGCCGCCAATGCCCGCAAGGGGCTGGTGGAAGCCAAGGCCGCCCTCGAAGCCCTCAAAAGCCAGAAGGCCAAGGCCATGGCCAAGACGTGCGAGGCCCTGGCCGAGGTCATGAGGCAGATTCTCCCCGAGGGCGAGGCCGATATGCACATTGAGGACGACGGCGCCGTGATCCTGGCCTGGAAGCGGCCGGACGGGCGCACGATCCCCCACGCCGGATTGAGCGGCGGCCAGCGCGTGCTTTTCGACGCCGCCATGGCCCATGCGCTGCTCGGCGACGCCAAGCACCGGGTCCTGATCCTGGAGGTGGCCGAGCTCGACGAGGCGCACCTGACCCTGGCCCTGGAGCACATGGTCGTCACCAACCCGGGGACGCAGCTTGTAGTTAATTCCTGCCACCGGCCGGCGAGCGTGCCGGAGGGGTGGGACGTGGTGGAGGTGGGTGATGCGGCCTAGCCCGTTCCATCCCCATCCGTGCCCGGAACGGGCGTTGTACCCCGGCGGGATACTTTGCCCGTCGATGGTCCATACTGTGGAGTTACCATACGAAAGATACCGCGAGATTCTTCGTTTTGGACTGGCGGTCATCAAAGACGTCTACGGCATCCGACATGGCGATACCTTGCACTTCGTATGCGTTCCGTACCTTGGCTCATATGATACGGGTGGCCGCTCTTTTTTCGCATATGCCAAGCGGTTCCTTTGCCAAGAAGGCGTCGAGGGCGGGTACGTCTTGCTTCTCCTTGGAGAGATAGGCCCGCACGAGCCTAAGCCTTGGTACACAAAATACTCGCTGGAATTTCCCCTCATATCGGAGGTTCACGATGGAAACGCCTAACCCCTCCTGCGGCGCGCGCGCCGCGCTCGATCCGGACCAGCTTGCCGCCGTGACCACCGACGCGCCCCGGGCCCTGGTTCTGGCCGGGGCCGGCAGCGGCAAGACCCGCGTGCTCACCGAGCGCATCGCCTACTTGATTGAGGAGTGCCACGCCTCGCCGTCCGAGATCGTGGCCGTGACGTTCACCCGCAAGGCCGCCGGCGAGATGCGGGAACGGCTGGTGAAGCGGATCGGAAACAAGGCCTTCGGCGTGACCATGGGCACCATGCACGCCCTGGCCCTGGTGCAGCTTCGCCGGTTCGGGGAACTGCTTGGCCTGCGGCCGGACAACATCACGGTCTATTCGGAGTGGGAGGAGTCGTTCCTGCTCCGGCAAGTGGCCACGGAGATGGGGGCGCTCAAGGGGAAAACCTGGAAGCTCTCCAAGAAGGCCGTGGATGCTACCTTCTCCATGTACTACTCGACCGGGATTGAGCCTTCCGAGCTCGACAAAGGGCTTTTCAACCTCTTCCGCGCCTTCATGGCCCGCTGCCGGGAAAACAACGCCCTGACCTACGGCGGCCTCTTGACCGGCTTTATGCTGCTTCTGCCCCGGGTCATGCAGTACCTGGGCTGGCGGCATGTGCTGGTGGATGAGGTTCAGGATCTGGATCGACTCCAGTGGGGCCTCCTTGAGACCATGGCCAAGGGGTTGCCGGCCAGCCTATTCGCGGTCGGAGATTCCAGCCAGGCCATCTACCAATGGCGCGGTGCCGCGCCGGAATACCTCCTGGAGAACGCGGATACCTTCCAGGTCCTGAGACTGGAGCGGAACTACCGATCTGGGGCCTGGATCGTCGAAGCGGCAAACAGGCTGATCGAGCACAACCGGATGCGGTTGCCGGTGACAATGCAGGCGTGCCGGGAAGATGGGGCGCTTGTCGCTGCGTGTCCCGAGATGGACAGCCGGGCCGTAGCCAGGGCCGCCACGTTGGCGAACCTGAACCACTTCCTCCCCCGCGAAACCGCCGTCCTCGCCCGCAAGCACGTCCTGCTCCAGAGGGTGGCCGAAGAGCTCGACGCCGTGGGCGTGCCGTACCTCTACGTGGGCCAGAAGGCCGCCTTGACCAACACCGAGGAGTTCCGGCGGTTCCATGCGTTCTTGAAGCTGCTGGTGAACCCGTTCGACAACTTCGCGTTTCTGCTCATCAAGGACAAGCTTGAGCTCTCCGACCAGGATTACGCCGCCGTCCGGGCCATGGCCATTCAGCATGACCGGAGCCACTTCCAGGAGTGGAAGGAGACTTTCAATCAAGGCTGGCTCTTCTTCAGTGTCGCGCCGGACACCGATGTCTTGGTGGCTATCCGTGCGCATGATGTTGATATGGTGGCTCGGCGAGATTTTGTCTCGGAAGACATCCTGGATTTCGTCGGGTCGTACTGCTTCGGCCGCCCCCCGCAGGATCGCACCGTCGCCGCCTACCTCGAATGGCTCTCCACCTACGACGTCCAGGACGAGATTCCGCCGGCCGACCCTGCCGGCCCCGGCGTCGTCACTCTGGCCACCATCCACGGCGCCAAGGGCCTGGAATGGCCCTACGTGATCCTCGCCGGCTGCAATGAGGACATCCTGCCGAGCAAGCGCGCCGTGGACGCAGGCGACATCGAAGAAGAGCGCCGGCTTGCCTATGTGGCCATCACCCGGGCCCGGGACTGCCTGACCCTGGCCGTGCGACCGGAGCGGTCGGAGAAGGTGGGCCAGGACGGCAAGGTCCGCGTCTACGAGAGCCCGGTAAGCCGGTTCGTGGGCGAGGCGATGGGAGGGGCTGCCTGATGTCCAAACCCCTCACCGAAGCCCAGGCCCTTGCCCGCTTCGACCGCCTCATCACCCGGGCCAAACGCCAGCACGCCAAAAAGCAGCAGGAGGCCGCCCAATGCGCCACCAGAAGCGAATCATCGAGGTCGTCGCCCGAGCGCGCCGCCGCGTGAAGGCTTTGGAAGAGCAGGCCGCGCCGTGGCCGTGGAGAGCAAGGGCGCGGAGGCAGTTGAGGAGAGTCGAAGCGAAAACCAGAACGGTGAAGGAATGAAGTTTTACCACTTTACGGCGACGCATCTTCTACCGGCTATCCAACGAGAAGGTCTGACGAAGGGCGTCATTCCTATAATTCGGGACGGGAAATTCTATGGCTTTGTTGGGCCATGCCAATGGCTGACAAGTAATGGGAGCTTCGTTCAGGATTGGCAGACGCATAGCCACCTCCCCTACCGGAGAAATGCTGTTCGTCTTACCATCAAAATTCCGAAGTCCCACATGGATAAAGTAGTCCCATGGTCGAGGTTGGATGTGCCAAGCCATGAAGTGCTGGATGTGGCTGGCGACCCTGAGAACTGGATGGTGTTCGACGGACATATTCCGGCTGGCTGGATTCGGGAGGTGGTCAAAAACAACGAGGAGGCCGCATGCACCAACACCCACTCCCGCACATCTTCCCCGCGCCCGGCTCTCGCGGCACGCTTCCGGCCGGCTGCTCGACGGCCAAACCCATGACGCATTCCCGGAGGAACGGGGATGAAAGAACATAGCTTCACCCTCTCGCCGCACGAAGCCCGCGCCGCTCTGGACGATAGGCTGGGGCTGGTCGTCAGGCCGGTCGCCCACAAGACGATGTGCGTATGCAGTCATCCGCTGGCCGACCATATGGACGTCGCCGGCCGTACAGTTCTTGGAGCGTGCGGGCGGTTCACGATCCTCGATAAGAGCCCCTTCGGCGCCCCTGGAACGCGGCTGCGGTGCAAAGAGACGTGGAAGGCATTGGGCCACCCCGTCAATGAGTACGCTTATGCGGCGGATGGTGTTGAATCTGGCCCTTGGGAACCGTCAACCAGGATGCCGGAAGCAGCGTCCAGGATCACCCTGGAGGTTGAAAGCGTGCGGTGCTGCCGCCTGCATCAACTCTGCGAGAACGACATGCGGATGGCCCTTGGCGTGTCCATGGACACTCCGGCCAGCCATGAGCTCTACAAGCAGATTCGTGCGGAGTTTGAGGCGTTCTGGTCCTCCCGCTACGGCCGTCGCTACCCCTGGGAGTCGAACCCGTGGGCTTGGGTGGTGAAGGTGAAGAGGGTGGAGGGATGAACACCGTCACCCCATCACTTGCCTACCGTTCCCACATGATCGCCGTGGATGTCTGCAACGCCGTTTACACGTCCACGGATGCAATCCCCGCCCTTGCCATGGCCCGGGCCCGGCTCGGCTGCCTCATCCGCCTTTGCGAGCTGCGCCTAGGTGGCCGGAACGAAAAAGGTGGCTGGCATTTCAAGAACCAGAAAGCCCATGATGCTTACGCCAAGACTCTGGGCCAAGTCATGGACGTGGTCGAACGCCAAGGGGCGAAAACACAAGATGGGCTCCGCTGGATCGTCACCGCCCACGGCCTAGCCGAGGATGCGGAACTGGTTGCCCGGCGCGGCGGCCGGTCTCAGCTTGCCCACACATGGCGGCTCATCTACCGCGTCCTGGGCTGGATGGTGGCCCAATACGAGGATCAACTGGACGGTTCCTGGGTGCCCGGATTGGCTCTGTACGACGGCATCCGAAGGGCGGCAAATTTATGATGGCTGGGTTGGCCATCAAGAGGGAAGGAGCGTGGCCATGCTGACGGCAAAGCAGCTTGAGGAGATCAGGGAGCGGGCTGAGAAGGCGACTAAGGGGCCGTGGTATTTTACAGTCCTTGGTGATTGCGCCCAATTGTCGCCCGTCGAAAAGCCAAAAAGAATAATTGGCGACCTTTCCATCCATGATGGCCGAGGGAACCAATATAAAAATCATATTTCTGGAGAAGAAGGCTTTGCCAACACTGCATTCATCGCCCATTCCCGTACCGACGTCCCCGCCCTCCTGGCCGAGGTGGAGCGGTTGCGGGAGAGGAACGAGAAGCTGGAACGGGTGGCGGAAGCGGCAAGCGGACTCCTTTTGCAACGACTTGGGTACGAGCAGGCTTCGCTTGTTGGCAATTTCGAGAACATGGCAGTCCTAAAGCGGTACGAGGAGATTGCGGCAAACGACCTCGCCAATAGTATTTCCGCCCTCGACGCGGAGGAACAGAAATAATCTATGACCCCACCTATAAAATTTACCATAGGCTTTTTAAGTCTCTTGGGTTGCATGATATGGCCGATGTGTATTGTCCTTGGGAAATGCAATTTAACGACAGGTCTCGTTGGTCTTGGGATTTGCTTTGTGTGCCAGATCATAAACCAAATCAAGGCCGCATATTGGAGGATGCCAAATGCCCAAGACAGTTGAATCTCGTGACGGAAGATATCTGGCTTCAGTCTTTCTGTTAGCCGAAGCCCTTGGGGTTGATGTCCAACAGTTGATCGAAGGGGCGGATAGAGAAGAGAAGACGCTTCCCGTCCCCACCGAACAGACGGTCGATGCGCGGGTGGAGGGGGAATAATGCAATTCAAGATCGTCCAAAAGAAAAGTGGAGAAGTGACTGTCTATCAAAAAATGGTCAGGATATCATCTTTACATGGAGGAGAACTTTGGGCAGCCGATACTCTTGCTGGTCGATATATTGAGACGGAAGAGTGGGAGAAAATAGACAAACAATTTTTGTGTTGGGAACAGGCGGAAAGGTACATCAAAGACATAAAAAAGGACATCGACCTAAACTCTGTCGTCCGCGAGGAGACATACAATGTGTGAACGCTCCCCTTCCGAGTCCGGCAAGTCGTGCGGGTTCACGCCCTGCGAGCAATGCATCGCCCTCCTTTCCGAGAAGTCACGCCTGGACGGCCGATGCAAGGGCCTGGAGGAAGGCGCGGACATCACGAAGCGAATGCTGGCCAATGAGACGGAACTGTTGCAGGACGCCCTGGCCCGGCTTGAGAAGGCAGAGGCCGAGAACGCGGCCCTGCGGCAGGAGCGGTACGCCCTTAATGACGCAGTTATGCAACGGGAAGGAGAGTGTGTAACTTTAATTCGACAGGTTGACCAGTTATGTCAGGAGCGGGCCCGCTTGGATGGGATCGTCAAGATGGCGGATGCGCTGGCGGAAGCAATCCAGCATGCTACAGATCTGCGTGAAGTGGCTGGATTTTTGCGGGCGCGGATTGAAGAATTGAGAGAGTTAATCAGAAAGCCTTGGGAAGTTCAGTTTGATGACTTTCGCGTCGCCGTAAAGGAAATGGCAAACAGGAGTTTGGCGTTTGATGAACTTTACGATTACACTGAATATATAAACAGGGTGAAGATGGTTGAAAACGCCGCCAAAGCCTACCAGGAGGACCGCCATGGATGACCATCGAGGATATATTGCCCTGGCTCGCCGCTTGTATCTCCACCTCAAGTCTGGTGGCCAAATCACGGCCACAGATATGGGCATGATTGTGGAGGCTATGGAGCAAATGGACAAGGCACTGGAAAGAGCGGATGCGTTGGCGGCGAGTCTAGTTTCGGGATGTGAGTGCTGTGAAAATCCATGTGGAGATTATACCCTTGCCCGGTTGTATCTTGAAGCTAGAAATGTCTCTGACAAAATTAAGGCGCCCGTGGCCGGGAGGTGAAGAATGCTAACCCGCGATAAGCATGGTCAGTTCGTGGCCAGTATTTCCATGGGTCCCTCCATTCCAGAAGAGGAAATTGTTTGCCCTTGGCATGAGTGCATCCACGGGATGGGTGTGGCTGGGCGGGGGATTTGCGATGGAGATGGTGATCCAAGAGACCACGTGTGTCCCGCCTTTTGCCCAGAGTGCCCGGATTGTTGCGGGTATGGAACCTTGGACATCGGCGATCTAAAGCCCTGCCCGACGTGCGGCGGCATGGGGTGGGTCAAGGCCGGTCGAGGGAAGGAGTAGGGGAGATGGACCCGAAATTAATGGATGACGACGACCGGCTTCTTCGCTGCAACGATGCTCGGAAATTCCTGGCCGACATGCCTATTTCGACATTTTACCTCAACATCGACAGGGGGATCATCCCCAAGCAGCGCTACATTGGGGCCACGCCCGTCTGGCGCTTAGGCGACCTGCGCGAGGTCATCAAGCAGCTTCCCGGCAAGCCCTACAGCGCCGAAGACCTTAGTTCGTCCAGGTAGTCTGCCCATGCCTGCATCAAAATTCTTCGCTTTTCCATGTACTGCGCCCGATTGTAGATGGCGCGGATTTTGTCCGCACCCGTGTGGGCAAGCTGCGCCTCGATCACGTCTGGATCATGCCCGCCCTCATTCAGGAGCGTAGAGGCCATGGCCCGGAACCCATGGGCCGTCATTTGATCCTTTCCATACCCCATGATGCGGATCGCCACGTTGATGGCATTTTCTGATAGGGGCTTGTCCTTGCCGCGAGGCCCGGGGAATAGATATTTCCCCGAGCCCGTGAGGGGGCGTAGCCCCTCCAGGACTTCAAGTGCTTGTTGAGATAACGGCACTCGATGCTCGACGCGGACCTTCATCCTGGCGGCCGGTATTGTCCATTCCTTCGCCTCGAAATCAATCTCCGCCCATTCCGCTTTTCGAATCTCCCCAGGCCGGCAGAAGGTCAGAGCCGAGAACTTCAGCGCCGCCCGGACCACGCCAGAGCCCTTGTATTCGTCGATGGCCAACAAGAGGATGCCGACATCCTTCGGCTTCGTGAGGGCCGCGAATTGCCCCTTCTGGCGTGGTATGAGGGCCCCCCGCAGGTCACGGCAAGGGTCAGAACCCACGGCCCCGATGGCCACGCCGTACCGGAAAACGAGCGAACAAATTCCAAGGACGCGCTTGGCGACTTCATAGGCCCCGCGCTCCTCGATCTTGCGGAGCAGGGCGAGGATGTCCTGGGGCGCTATCCCGGCAATGGGGCTGTCTCCGATGTAGGGGTAGACGTTGCTCGCAAGCCGGCTTTCGACCGTCTCGGCATGGGTATCGACCCAGACGTTTTTCTGGTTCCGCACCCATTCCTCGGCCACGGTTTTGAACGTCGCGACGGGCCCTGGGCAGTGGCTTTGTGAATGACCCTTCTCTTGCCCGGGGTCGGTACCCCCCTTTAACAGCTTCCGGCAGGTGTCGCGCTTCTCCCGGGCATCCTTGAGGGAAACATCCGGCCAGGCCCCGAAACTCAACCGCTTTTCCTTCCCCTCGAATTTGTACTTCCAGCGCCAGTATTTCCCGCCGGCGGCGCTCAACTCCAGGTACAGGCCGCCGCCGTCGTGGAAGCGTTCGATCTTGCCGCTTTGCCTTATCGCACGCAGCTTTACCTCGGTCAGTTGGGGCAA